TTTCAATCGTTGCTACCGATAGCCTTGTTTTTTCTAACTCTTTCATTCTAATTATACTATCTCCACCACATCAATTACCGTTGTCAGTTGGTCTGCAGCACCAGCAATCCCACTAATGATATCTCCGGCATCAAGTACCTGGCCTACAACTTCTGGACACTCATATGTTTCTTTATTACCAATGGCCTTGAGATTAAGTATTAGATTAGCTACTCCAGCAGCATCACCTGAAGGGATTTTATTAAAGCTGATTGTCTGTGCTGTGGTGGTATCATTAGTTACTGTACACTTAAGTACTCTTGCTGTGGTGTTAGCTGGGCAAGTGTAAAGAGTTGTGTCCGCTGCAGGTACTTGTGCCAAATATGCGTTCTTTAGTGATATTGCCATGTCGTCTCCTTATGCATTTAATATGTCTATAAGTATTACTGACAAGTTAAAGGAATCTATTGTCAGTGTGGGTGTATTATTATCTATAGTCCTAATTGATATTTCAACATATTCATTAGCAGTAAAACTTAGCAGTGCATGTCCAGCTTTAGCAAAGAAGTAATCGGCCTTGGGAGTCTGGAAAGTTTCTTTACCATGATCGGTCTCAGTTCCACTCACACTGACAGCAATCTCCGTATCGTCATTATTGGAAGTGTTACCTCCACTCAAATCCCATAGGACCAAATAATGACCAGCTGGATATACTGTGATCTTACCACTCCCATCATGCTCTGCATTATGCAATATACCATCAGTCATGTCCGCATCACTAATCGGATACCAAGTATTTTGTACTGCATTAGCTTGGGACCATGCAATGGCCGTTCCGTGACAACAACCATGGGCTACGGGAGGATGTATAGGCGAAATGTGGTACAATTCTGCTATCATCTTAAGCTTTATATTATCAAGACTAGGATGGGCGGGAGCCGGTTCGCTATGAAGATGAAGTAATACATCTTTAATTATCTGCTCGTATGACTTGGGAGCTGGCTCACTGTGAAGACGAAGTAGTACATCATTAATTACTTGCTCATATGATTTAGGAGATTCCAGAGTCAACAACTTTTGTTCCAGTTCCTTAATACGAGAATCATAAGATTTATTTGCTGGTGCTGAATAAATTTGCTTATCTAGATTTTTATCTGTCTCAACATCAAGCGTATTTGCCAAAAGAATAAGATTGTCTAAAATATTCAAATAGTCCTCTACAAGGGCATCCGGCCAGTCAGTAAGACCCTTTAGATCACTGGCACTTAAGACTAAACCTCTCAGAAGTTCTATAGTTTTTGGATCAGGCATAAGTTAACCTCATTAATGCAAACGCCATACGTGATTTAGAAACTCCCCGAAACCTAAATCCCATCCAACTATTACAAATACCAAGCCGTCTTAGAATAAAACTCTGACTATAGTCAGCGGGTGCACCATATTGCATCCAATGTTCCCTGCCATAAGTTACACCATTATAAGTTACTGAAACAGCTACTGTTGCATCAAGTGTCATAGTGTGCCCAGGAATAGTTTCTATATTTATTTCATCAACAGATAATGATTCAAGGCTAATAAGTGGAGTATATAATAACCATTCGGCGATGGCACCATATTGAGTGCAGACATCATTATCTAAAATACCTATCTTGGTTCCTAACCTATCACCATAAATCCACTTACCAGATCGAGCATCGAGTATACCATTAATTCCTCGATAAATTGTGTTTCCTGTACCAGTCTTTAACAGACTCCATGCAATTTCTTTTCCAAATTCGGCAGCAATAGATTCATTGAAACAAAGTGTTTCCTCAGGAAGATGAACTAAAATAAAAGTCACATCATTTTCAGTTCTGCACTCCATTCGGATATCTGATAGTTCTGGTTCTGTATATTTAGCTAAGACCTTATCAATTTCACGAGTGGAAACTTTTGTAGCACTGCCGATACCGATGATATAAACAGACACAGCACTGTCTCGATAACCACCAGTAATATAAAACTTTCCACCTGATTCACATTTTGCATGGGTTGCTACTATTCCAATCTTTTGTGCTCTTGTCACCACTCGCTGAAATGCAAAATTCGCGGTCGCTACATTAATAAAATACTCAAGAGAATATCGTCCAAATACCATGACTTTATTATCCTGGGTCTTAGCCAATCCAAGAGACGGATCAGGCATAAATTCGGCAGTTGCATACATTAAAGGATCAATGCTTGTTTCATCAGTAAGCTCGGTATGGTATATGTACTCACCATCTGTCAAAAAATAATAATTATCAATCCAAACCCCATCGATTGGAGATCCGATATCCCCATCAATCACTTGCTGAAACCCACCACCAGGACTATAAAGATAAAAATTACCATCTGCTATAATTCCTTGGGTATTGAAACTATACAAGTCAATAAGACGTGCCTGTGAAGCTCCAGGAATATTACCCAGTTCTACCACAGTTCCGTCGGCTGCAACTGATATTAATTTGGTTCCGGATACTCGATAATGGTCAGAAAGCCTCTCATTATAATTCCCACCTCGATCTGCCCCTTTACCGTCTGCTAATTTTGTCAAGCCGGGATATCCGATCATGTACCCTTTTGCACCTAAAATGTCCCTTTTCACAGCATACATATTGACGGGCAGAGCATCCCTGTAATCGGTTTCTACACCAATCTTATCGCCTTTTATTAATGTAATGGGTTCTATTGGCATTAGTCTATATCCGATGCAAGAATTCTAAAGTTAATAATCCTATTTACAACTCTACCGTCTGAGGTTGTTACAACAATTTTTACATTTAAGTAAGATATGCCAGTTCCATCAGTATTTCCATCAGCAGTAACATTATATGTAATATTAGGAGTTGTAAGAGAATCCGAATTTATTGTCAAACCAGTATTAGCTTCAATAGTATATGCAGAAATATCTTCACCATCTTCTAGGATGGAGTCAAAATGCTCTACAAAAGTTCTTACATCATCAATATACATTGTTTTGGTAAGACAAGAATTTGGAGCTTGATCTTGAGCTTCAAAAAATCTTCTCCATCTTTGGCATCGAGTTGCTCCACTTCCTTTTGGCATTCTACTTGGGTATTGAACAGGATTTACTCTAGCAGTTGCTGATGATAGAAAAGAAAAGCCAGCAGAACCTTGTCTTATTAAAGCAACATTAGGTTGTGTTCCTTTGCCAAAATCTGGCATTAGCCTTACTGCAAGCATAACCTCAAATGAATGCCAGAATTTTCTTTCCATATTATGGGGAGTACCAGGGTCAGGTTCATCCTCAAAAAAATAATTTGTACAAATGTTTCTCCCGACCAGTTCAGCAGCCATATTTTCTAATTTAGCTAAAGCTAACTCTAAATCTGAAGGAGATGGATCAACAGTAACTCCTGAAATTCTTAGAGCAGAAAAAGCTCTATATAAAATATCCCCTTTAGTATTTTCAATTGCCATAATTATTCCTTAATTTCTTTGGAAACCGCTTTTGCTTTTGCTTTTGCTATTGCTATTACTATTGCTTTTGCTTTTGCATCTGCTTTTGCATTGGCTTTGGCTTTGGCTTCTTCCTCTTTCTTGATTTCTTCAGCTTTAGCCTCAGCTTCAGTTTCTTCCGCCTTTACAACTTCTTCCGGTGTTCTGAACCAGCCATCTTCCAAAAGGTGCTCATATGAAAACGGATCACATATCTGAAACTGGCACTGGATGCCCTTTGGACTTTTATATGAATTTCCTGGTTTATAAAGTATGATTGCCATTTTATCACCTTTAAATGTAGGAGCCCTTTCGGGCTCCCAGTTAAATTGTTAGGTAGTTACTGGAATACCAGTCGCATCAATAGTAGGAACTGCACCAGTTTCATAAAAACCCATAGCATCCTCAAGTGACTGACCAGGAAGCAACCATACACAATCTTTACAAAGCACACGCCCTGCTGTTTGAGCGCCACTTGCTCCAATTCCAAAATCAGGTTCAGCGGCAGCTAATTTGGCATTGATAAAAATGCAGTTATTGAAAATCAACCATCTTTCAACAGCTGTGGTTCCATCAACATAAACAAAACGAGCAGCAGCATTACCGGCACTTTTCGGAAACATACAATCCTCAAAATAACCGTCCCGCACTCTCTGTCCTGTTCCTGATCCAAGATAAGGTACATAAACATTGGGTCGAACAACTGCACCAACAGTAGAGAGTGAAGAAACACCAACAGAGCATCTGTAAAACTGAGGACTGTCACCAGTGAGTTTAATATCAGCAGCAGTTGCCTCACCAAGCAAGTTCAATTTCTGGACCTCACAATGAGAGTATTTACCATACTCTCCGGCCTCCCATAAAGCCCAAAAACCAGTTG